ACTCCTCCGGCAATGGCGCGACGACGACGACACCCGGCTCACGGTCTACATGCAGCAACAAGTCGGGATGCTCACGATCGCGGAGTCGCACGTCGCGAGCGCGGTGCGCTACGTCGCGCGCCAGCGGGTCCGGCACTGTGTCCGCGACTGGATTGAGCCGATTCCCTGGGACGGCATCGAACGCATCGCGCACGCCTTCGAGGACTTCTGGGGCGTGCAACCAGCCACGAATCAACCGAGCGAGTATATCCGCGCGGTGAGCGCGAATTTCTTCCTCGGGCTCATCGCGCGGATTCTCCATCCCGGCTGTCAACTCGATACGATGGTTATCTTCGAGGGGCCGCAAGGCATCGGGAAGTCTCGCGCGTTGCGAGTGCTCGGCGGAGACTGGTATATGCTCGCCGCCGAATCCGTCACATCGAAAGACTTCTTCCAGGTGCTGCCCGGTTGTTGGGTCGTCGAGATTGGTGAGATGGACAGCTTCAACCGTGCGGAACGCGAACGCACGAAACTTGTCATCAGCACGCCCGTCGATCGCTATCGCCCCAGCTATGGCCGCCACGCCCGCGACTTCCCGCGGCAGTGCATCTTCGCCGGCACAACAAACCACGACGACTATGGCACGGATGACACCGGCCTGCGGCGATTCCTGCCCGTGAAATGCGGCGACATTGACATCCTCGGCCTCACAGCCGCACGCCCGCAACTTTGCGCAGAAGCGTATGCCTGCATCATTAGCGGCGCGACGTGGTGGGACGTGCCTGACGCCATAACCGCGCAAGCGGATCGCCAAGCGCAGGATATCTGGACCGCGCTCGTCCTCGACCACGTCTTCACGAAGCCGGAGATTGCACTGGCCGATGTGCTCCGCGACGCCTTGAAAATCCGCGATGCCGACATGACGCGCACGCACGAGCTCCGCGTCGGACGCATTCTAAAACTCGCCGGATGGGTCAAAAAGGATGCCAGACGCGATGGAAAGGTTGCGAAACGCTGGTTTCCGCCAGAATAAGGGCAACAGGGCGACGGTAGGGCGACGTGTAAATTATTCACCCGTAGCCTATTAGCCCTTGTAGCCCTTGTAGCCCTAATATCTATTATAATACGCGCCCGCGCACGCACGGAAGTCACAGAACCACTAGGGCGATGGGCAACATGGGCAACAAACTTGACGGCAGGGGTAGACTGTAGCGAATGACGACAGCGGCGAAAGCCTGGACCTGTCAGTATTGTCAGGATCCCGAACAGACCCACGATCGGGTCTGCCAAGTGTGCGAACAGCCGCGGTTTGCGAGTTGGGCGATCCAAGTCGCGGAGCATGTGCTTGAGCATCTCGCGGACGGGCTCGCCGAACCGCTCGACGTGTTGAAAGCGATGCAGGCGCGGACGTGCTACGCGAAAGGTGGGCTCTCGCTTTCTTTCATTGCCCAACAGATGCGGCTGCTCACGAAGGACACGTCGACCTTGGCGCGGCAGATCGCGAAGGCGCGCAGCTCGCGGACGATGTTGGAGGTGCTGGAGACCGGCGATACGAAAGATAAGATCGCGGTGCTGAAGGGCATCCAGGTGCTTGGCGACGTAGTCGAGCATAAGGGCGAAGTCGCGACGGTCGTGCGGCATATTTACGAGGGGGAGGGGGAGAAGAAAGCATGACCCTCCGTGAAGTGACGATGCGCTGGCGCGGCCCGATCGCGCAGTTCTTGCGTGACGAGACGCCAGAGATCGACCTCGAAGGCGCATTGTCGAGTGGTAAAACGACCGCGTGCGTCTGGAAAGTCTTCAACTCGCTGCACACGTTCCCCGGTATTCACTGGTGGATCGGGCGCTACGGCGACGGCGAGACGCAGACGAAAGTGCGGCCCGCGTTCGAGCAAGTCTGCCACGATGCCGGCAGCGTGCCGGCGTGGAATGCAAAAGAACTCAGCTACGATTTCCCGAACGGCTCGAAGGCGTTCAGTTACGGGCTGAAGTCGCCCGATGCGCTCTCGCGCTACTCGAAGATGCGCGGCATGGGCGTGGCTGGCATCTACAACGACCAGACCGAAGAACTGCCCGAGGACTTCAGCCTGGAGCTGCGGCTCCGACTCCGACAGCAAGGCTTTCCCCATCAGCTGATTTTCTCGCCGAACCCGCCGAACGTGACGCATTGGCTTGCGCAGCAGTTCCCCACGACGAACACGATTCCCAATCGTAAGCACTACGCGATCAGTATCCACGACAACGCGCACAATCTGCCGGTCGAACTCCTAGAGGCGGCGCTGCGCGCGTATCCGCCGGACCATGCGAAGCACCGGAGCGTGATTCTCGGGCTGCGCGGGATGAACGTGACCGGTGAGCCCGTCTATAAAGGCGCGTTCGTGCGGGCGCTGCACGAAGTGGCGCTCGCCTACGATGCGAGTCTGCCGCTCGAGATGGCGCTCGACTTCGGGAAACATCATCCATGCGCGATCTTCCGCCAGGTGTCCGCGCTCGGGCAGGTCCGCTATCTCGGCGGCATTCTCGGGCAGGCGCTTTACCTCGACGACTTTCTGGAGCTGGTCCTGCGCTACCGCGCGCAGTGGTTCCCGCATCCGGTCGCGATCCGCGAGTGTTGCGACCCGGCCGGCGCAGCGGATACCTCGCACGGGACGGCGGGCGCCGTATCGATTCTAAGGGCGCAAGGGATTCGGCCCGCGTTCGTGCCCGACAGCAACAGTCCGGCGCTGCGGCTCTCGGCGGTTGAGCGTTTGGCGGCGCAAATGCGCAAGCGGGCCGCGGACCGGCAGGAAGCGTTTGCGATCAACAGCGACCACGAGCACTGGCTCGTCATCTCGGAGCACGGCACGGAACTCAATCGCTTTCTCGCCGACGGCTTCGAGGCGGGTTATGTCTGGGACGAGCACATGGTCAGCGTCGGGAACAAGCAAGTGCGCAAGCCGAAGAAAGACGGCTGGTATGAGCACGGGCAGAACTGCGCGGAGTATTTGGAGTTGAACTTCGGGCACGAGGCGCCGCGGGTGCGGAAGCCGGCGGCGATTAGCGGGCCGCGTCCACCGCGCGGGGATATGGCGTGGGCGGGGTAGGCGTGGTAAGATGTTTCACCGCGTGGCTGATAAAGCGTGGGGACGCTCACGCCTGCCGGTTCATCTGGACCGGCCAGCCGCGCATATTTGTATGACCCTACCTCGCACACGCCATCGACGTGACGCACGGAAACGCGCGCGGGCGCGGAAGAAGAATCCACCACAAGGGCCGAAGTTTATAGTTCCCAACTGGATTGCTCGTGATGCCCTTGACGTCCTCAAGCATCAATTAGCCCTTCACGGTTTCGCTAAGCGCTCTTGACGCGCGTGGTAGAGTGTCGCTGATGGCCGCGCTTACCCCGACGCAACTCCACGCCGTCACGTGTCCGCTCTGCGCGTATCGGCCGTCGGCGCGGTCGTGGCTCGCGGCGGACACCGCGCTGGACGATCATGCGGTCGCCGCGCATCAGGCACAGGTCCTCCCCAATGTCCGCCAGTAGCGATCGCGCCACACGCCGGGAGTTGCGCCGGGCGATGGGTGAAGGCGCCATCTCCGCGATGTCCGATCTGCACGCCCAAGTGCAAGCGCTGACCGTGAAGGCGAACGAGCACACGCAGCAGATTGATCGGCTGCAGAACCTTGCGGCCGAGAATCACGGGCGACTCGCTGCGGCGTCTCTCCGTCTGTTCATGGCCCGTTCCTTCTGGCAGCGTCTCCACTGGCTCCTCACGGGTCGCTGATGGCCTTCCCTCCGCTCGCTCCTCCCACGCCTGAGACATCGCCCGCACCGACACCCGCGCCGAAACCGAAACGCATGTCGGCGGCGGAGCGCACGAAGTTCTTGAAGCTCGCCAGAGAGCGCTGGGAACAAGCGCAGGACTCCGAGAAGAACCAGCGCGAGCGCGAGAAGGAAGACCTGAAATTCTACGCGGGCGATCAGTGGCCGGAGGATATCAAGACGAGTCGGGCCGGGCAGAACGCGGCGAACGGACTTCCGCCCGTGCCGGCGCGGCCCTGTCTCACCATCAACAAAACGCGCGAGCCGGTGCGACAGGTGCTCAACCAGGAGCGCCAGTCCGACATGGGCATCGAGATTGTGCCGGCGGACGACTTCGGGGAACTCGTCGGCCCGATCGACGAGACGGAGATTCAACTTCGCGAAGGACTCGTCCGGCGCATCCAACGCGAGAGCAAGGCGGCGGACGCGCGGACGTGGGCGTTCAATCGTTCGACGATTGCGGGCCGCGGCTACTACGGCGTGATGACACGCTACGTGCCGGGGAAGACCAACGACCAGGAGATTTACATCCACCGTTGGTATAACCAATCGTGCGTGACGCTCGATCCGGCGCACGAACAGCCGGACGGGTCGGACGCGGAGTGGGCGTTCGTCGGCACGGACCTGCCGTGGGCGCGTTACAAGGCGGAATATCAGAAGCGGAACGGCCGCGCGAATGCCGTCTGCACCTATACGGACGACGAATTCCGCGCGCTCGGCGACGACAAGCCGGGCTGGTATACGACGGTCGGCGAGACGCGCATGTGTCGCGTCGTGGACTACTACTACACCGAGCGCACGGCGCGCACGCTCTGCACGTTGGCCGATGGGTCGGTTGCGTGGGAGGACGAACTCGGCGAGGACGCGGAGGTTGTCGATTCGCGCGACGTGATCGAGAAGACGATCAAGTGGGCGAAACTCGACGGCTGCGACGACGACGTGCTCGAAGAGACCGAGTGGCCGGGGCCGGATCTGCCGATCGTGAAGGTGCTCGGCGAAGAGCTGCAACCCTACGACGAGGAGCGGCGGTGCGAGGGCATGGTCCGGCCGATGCGCGAACCGGGCCGCGGCTACAACTTCATGGTCTCGAACTGGGTTGAGCGCGTGGGTCTCTCGGCGCTCGTGCCGGTGATGATGGCCGAGGGTCAGGACGAGGGCTTTGAGGCCGAGTGGGATGTCATCAACACGCGGACGCTCGGCCGCATTCACTACAAGCAAGTCGATCTCGAAGGGCGTCCGGCGCCCGCGCCCGGCGTACCGCCGAATCGCAGCCCGGACATCGCGGGGATTGCGGCGTCCGTGCAACTCTTCGACGAAGCGATCCAGTCGACGAGCGGGCAGCATGATCCGTCGCTCGGGAAAGTCGATCCGTCCGTCAAGAGCGGTCGCGCGATCGAAGCGCTGCGCGAACAGTCGCAGCGGTCGAGCAATCACTACCTCGACAACCTGCAGCGGTCCATGCGCTACGAAGGGCAGATCATCAACAATCTGCTCTACCCGATTTACGGACGTCCGGGCCGCGTCGCGCGCATCCTGAACGGCGAAGGGGAAGCGGAGACCGTGCTCCTCCATCAGCCCATGATCCGACAAAACGGCAAACCCGTGCCGGCGCCGGAGGGGCATCCCGATGCGAAGCGCTACACGCTGACGAAAGACGCGCAGTTCAACGTGATTGTAAAGGTCTCGAAGAACTACGACTCCCGGCGCACGCAGGAAGCGGCGATTATCGGCGAGTTACTGACGAAGAATCCCGAACTGATGACGTGGTTCGGGGACTTGTTCTTCAAAAACCAGGACGGGCCGGGGCATCAGCAGATGGCAGACCGGGCGAAGGTCATGCTCGATCCGAAGATTCAGCAGATGCTCGCGTCGAAAGAGCAGGGGCTCAACGTGCCGCCCGAGCTGCAGGCGAAGCTGGCGGCTGCGGACCAGCAGATTCAGCAGCTCACGCAGCAGTTGCAGGAGGCGACGGCGCCGGGCGCGATCGAGCGCGTCAAGCAAGAGGGGCAGCAGCAGATCAAGGCGGCCGATCTGCAGTTCCAGCGCGAGAAGCTGGAAGCGGACAACGAAACCAAGATCGCGGTCGCCGAGCTCGGCGCGAAAGTCGATCGGTTGGCGCTGTTCCTCGAAGAACGCGCGCGGCTCGGCGTCGAAGCGGCCGAACATGCGGACCGCGCGCACGATGTGGGCCTCAAAGCGATGGACCAGGCGCACGCTGCGGACCAGCAGCAGCAAACGACGGCCGCAACCGCTGCGCAACAGGATGCCGCACGCGCGCACGAGGCGGACATGGCGGCGCAGGCGCGGGCAATGCCGCCTGAAGGGGAGTAAGCGTGCCCAAGTTTGAACCGGTCGCGGTCCGATTCTGGCGCCGTGTTCTCCGTTCGTCAGATGAGGCGTGTTGGTTGTGGAATGGGCGTCTAATTTGGGGAGGATACGGACATTTCGATCTCACGAGTAAAGACCCTCAGCTAGCCCATCGCATTTCGTGGACACTAGCGCATGGAGACATCCCGGACGGTCTGAACGTGTGCCATAAGTGCGATTGCCGATCGTGCGTTAATCCTTCCCATCTGTTTCTCGGGACTCAAAGCGAAAACATGAAGGATGCTTTCCGGAAGGGTCGAATTCGGCGTGATGGTATCTATAATCCGAGACACCGCAATTATAGGAAGCCTTTGCAGACGTATGAAACGTTCCAACTCGACGTAAAAGTAGGTTGAAATGCCCCGTTTCCTCGAACAGAAGCTCAAACGCGAGTATCCAAACAATCCGCACGCGGTCTATGGCACGCTCAACGCCATTGGAGCGATGCACGGCAGCAAAACGACCGCGAAGGGCCGCGCGATGGAGAAGAAACACGCGGCCAAAGTGAAGGGCCGGAAGAAATAAGCGTCAACCACTTGACAGAGCGCGTATACTCAGCAGGACCTCATGCCAGACGCCGTTGAAACAGCCGCCCAGCCCGCCGAGCAACCGATTGCCGGCCAGGAGCAGCCGTCGGCTGTCGAATCCGAGTCGTTGTCGGACCATGAGGCGCAATTTGCGCCGGGGGTCGAGCGTCCGGCGCTGACGGAGGCGGTCGACGAAGGCTCCGACGACAAGGCCGGCGCCGAGCGCGACGACAAGGGCAAGTTCAAGCCGCGGCACCGCGCGAAGAGTCAGGAAGCCTCGCCCGAGGACGTTCCACGCATCAAGGAACTGACGAAACGGCTGCGCGAGACGGAAGCGGAACGCGATGCGCTGAAAACCCGCCAGCCCGAACCGGAACGGCCCACTCGAGCCGCCGAACCGCCTGCGGCGCGTCCCGCCCCGCCCAGTGCCACATTTCCCGCGTTCGATGTCTGGCTCTCCGAGAAGGGCAACGAGGCGAAGACGTTCGAGGACTTCATCGATGCGCGTGCGGACTGGCGCTACGACCAGCGTCGTGCCGTCGAACGCGCCGACGAGGCCCGCACCGCGGCCGAGAAGGCGGATCGCGACGATGCGCAGAAGTATCACGATGCGCTGCCGGCGGCCCTCAAGAAATATCCCGACTTCCACGACATCGTCGGCGATATTCGCGTCTCGAAGGTGATGGAAAAGGCCGTCATCAAGGTCGGGCCAGACGTGGCCTACTATCTCGCCACGCATCCAGAGGAACGGCTCGCCCTCGAAGCCGAAT